GTAAAACTTTTACAGGTTGCGAAATTATATCTAAAAATAACACAAAAACTTTAGTTATGGTCCACACTAAACTATTATTTAGACAGTGGATAGAAGAGTTAGAGCGTCAACTACCGTCAGCTAAAATAGGTAGAATAGGTGATGGATTAATGGATGTACAAGATATTACAGTTGGTATTTACAAATCTATATATAATAGACGAGATGAATTAGAAAATTCTTTTTCTACAGTTATAGTAGATGAAGCTCATCTTTGCCCTGCAGAAATGTTTTCAACAGCACTTAACTCACTAAACGCAAAAGTAAAAATCGGTATTTCAGCAACACCAAAACGTAAAGACGGCAAGCATGTTTTCTTAGCTGACTATTTCTCACCCTATATAGTACAAGCTCGTGATCCAAGACAATTACAAGATCCTATAGTTCAGATAAAAAGAACGGACTTTAGATTCCCAGTAATTGACCCCAAGAGAGATTGGTCGCGCCAGTTGAACAAACTTTGTGGTAATAAAGATTACTTGGAAGCTATCGCTAATTTTGCCAAAAGTCAGATAGTCTCTGGTAGATGTCCTCTTATTTTGGGTGAAAGAGTACAAATGTTAAAAGACTTACAGGAGTTAATTCCTGATAGTATATGTTTAATAGGAGAAACAGATGAATCAACTAGAAAAGATGTTCTTTCGGGGGTTGGAGGAAAGTATAAAGCAGTCTTATCAACAAAACTTTTTGATGAAGGGATTAGTTGTCATAGGCTCGATACATTGTATCTTACTTGTCCTTCTAATAATCCTATTAAGCTTGAACAGCGAGTTGGTCGCATTATTCGTGAACACCCTGATAAACAAGTCCCTATGATAGTAGACTGGTGGTTGTCGGGTGGGATAGTTGCCAGGCAGCAAACTAAACGTTTTGAGTGGTATAAACAACGTGGATATTATATACTTTAACTGGTACGAATTAGTAGCAAAGGCAAGAAAGGATCAGGCAGCAATTCTTGTCTTGGCATTTGCACAAACTAAATTGTATAATGCTAGAACAACTAAGGGGCTGATGAAAGCACTAAATGTAAACCATATTCCTATGTTTTTATTTACCGCTGGCTTATTGGAGCAGAAAAAAGATAGACTGGTTTGTAACTATAAAACAAAGGAGCCTATGAGTTATTTTTGTAACCCATGGTTTTTGACACACAATGTAAGTATTAGTAAAAAAATAGAATATTTACAGCTACTCTCTATGCGAAGAATTAGCGAAGCTCAAGACTACATCGCAACGAGTTATGTTAAGAAAGAAATAAAAAGCCCTTACATAGAAATAAAAGACGATAAAATTTATTTTTTACCAGAGTCCTCGGTTTCGAGGAAATCCTACACTTAAGAACCAACGTTCAATAAAGGAGAAACAAAATGGTCGCATGGGATCAAGCCAAAGGTAAGCAAACTTCTGGCAACCAACAACGCAGAGAAATCCAAAGACTTACTATGGGTATCGGTGATACTAAAATAAGATTAATTGGAGATGTCATGCCTCGTTACTGTTACTGGGTAGTAACAAAAGAAGGTAAGAAGATGCCTGTAGAATGTCTTCAATTTAGTCGAGAGAACGAGAGTTTTGATAACTCAGCTCAAGACCCTTTTAAAGAAATTGATGAAGCTATCTATGCAGATAAACCTCAGTTTTCTTATGTTTGTAATGTGATTGATCGTGCAGATGGACAGATTAAATTATTTGACCTTCGCGCTACAATTTATTCTCAAATCGTAGATTATGCAACTAATCCTGACTATGGAAATCCAGCAGATCCTGCTAATGGTTATGATATTACTGTTAAAAAAGAAAAAACAGGACCTCTTCCACAAAATGTTAAATACTCAATTATTCCAGCACGTAATAATGCACCTCTTACAGATGCAGAAAAAGAGCTTGAGTTATTTGATTTGAGCAAGATTTATAAGCGTCAAACTTATGATGAGCAAAAAGAATGGTTGCTTCAAAATACTGCCTACTTCGCTGGAGACGTTTCCGACGAATTTAAACCTGTAGAAGATGTGGATGACTTAGCATAATGAAAAAATCCTTAGCAGACATGAAACCTGCTGACGGTAAAGAAGCACCGAAGGAACGTTCTTTCGGTGCCTTTAAAACTGTTGAAGGTAATCAAGCAACAATTGATTTAGAAAAACTAAGAGAACATAACATTTTCTTTGCCACCCCTTGTTATGGAGGTATGTTAACAGATCAATTTTTCCTGTCAATGTTTCGTGCTTCTCAAACTTTAATGAGACACGGAATTAACTTTAGAGTAACTACTTTACGTAATGAATCACTAGTTACTCGTGCAAGAAATATCCTTACAGCAATGTTTTTAGAATCTGACTGTTCACATTTACTATTTATTGACTCTGACATTGAATTTGATTCAGATTCTATTCTTAGAGCTTTAGCGTATGACAAACCAATAATGGCCGCTGCTTATCCAAAAAAAGCACTTCCTATTCAGTATGCTATTAATTTTAAATTTCAAGATATAGATACAAAACAGGTCAGAGTAGAAAATGGTGCAGTAGAAGTGCTTGACGCCTCAACCGGTTTTTTCTTGATTAAAAGAGAAGTGCTTGAAAAAATGATACAAGCATATCCTGAGCTTCATTACCGTAATGACTCAAATATCGATGAAAAATATAATAAGTATTGCTATGCTCTTTTTGATACATGGTTAGACCCTGATGATAATCGTTACTTATCAGAAGATTATACTTTCTGCCGAAGATGGCAAAAAATAGGTGGTGAAATTTGGTTAGACCCAAACACTAAATTAAACCATGTTGGAAGTTATACTTTTGAAGGTGATGTTGGAAAAATTATCGGAAACAACTGAGTTAGAGTCTGTAATAACAACTTTTTCAGAGTATCAAGTAGAAATAGAGTGGGACCTCACTATGAGATGTAATTATTCTTGTAGTTATTGTGTAAGTTACAACAATAATGGTCCCACTCATTTTCAGTCTTTAGATCAATATAAAGAAGCTTTAGAGTATCTTAAAAATTACCTTGGTAATAAAATTGCTAGAATAGATCTTCTAGGAGGAGAACCAATGTTATACAAAGATTGGGACTCTCTTCTAAATATCATATATGATTTAAATTTTACTCCAAAAGTTATAACAAATTTATCAATACCTAAAAAGACTTTAGAAAAGAAAATTACAAGACTAATACCAAAAAACTGTATAGACGTCAGTTGGCACCCCCAATTCGCAGATGAAAAAGAAATACTAAGTAAGATTAAGCTTATTCATGAAAGTGGTCACCTTAGATCAGTTTCTATTCTCGGAGACCTCCGCTACTGGGATAAAGTATTATCAGCGAGAAAAAGTGTTGATTTTTTAGACACAGCTGAGATATCTTATATAAAAGATGAAGCTACTACTAAAAATACCGTTGCAACGGAGTTAATTAAATATACTGAGGAACAAAGTAAGATTATAAAAGACTCTTGTGCAAAAAAACCAGATATGAAATATATTACAAAAGTTGTTTATACAGATGGAAAAGAAAAAACTTTTAGTACTATTACAGAGTTTTTTTCTAATGGTATTACAAATTTTAAAGGAATGAAGTGCGATGTAGGACAGTTACGGCTTCATATAAAACCGACTGGAGATGTATTTCCAAGTGCTTGTTTACTTAACTACCCAAAAGCAAAAATGGGAAATATCTATAAAAGAGATTTAGTTAAACCAGTTAACTCCATAAAATGTCCATTTACTTTTTGTGGTTGTGGACCAGATTTAAGGATAAATAAATATGCATGAAAAAACTTATCAACTTAAGCCTATTACTGGTGATCAGCGTCAGGAGTGTTTAAATAAAATTATTATTAAAAAAGAAGTTTTTGATCAAGAGCTTCACTGGCCTACTCTTTGTAGAATTTTAAACGCAAATAAACATTTATTTAAAAATGAATATTTTATGAAGTCTCAGACTATTAAAGAATTTGCAGGAAGAACTATTCCATTTAAGTTATTAGACTCACAGAATGAAATTAGATATACATTTAAAATGTACATGAATACCTGTAGATTTTTAGGACAACAGCTAATTCATGATTATACTAAAGAGTTACATTTTCCAGATAATACAGAATTAACTAGGTGGGAAATGGGCAGAGAAATGACAGCACATTCTGATAATTCTTGGCCTGACGGAAATAAAACTAACCATCCAACTTCCTTTAGAACTTGGTCTGGTATATATTATATTAATGATTTGTATGAAGGTGGAGAGATCTATTTTCCTAGATTAGACTGGGCCTATAAGCCAGTAGCTAACACTCTGTTATTATTTCCTTCTAATGATAACTTCGTTCATGGTGTTACGAAGGTAACTAAAGGTGAGAGATATACTTTTGCTATGTGGTATACACAAGATTTTCAATACCTTGAAATATAGGTATAGGAGTGACGTGACGCTAAGGCAACTCCGTTGCCACGGCTGCGTCTCTCCGAGACTAAAGCTAGAAAATAGCAATTCAAACCGTGTTCAACAGCTCTTCACCTGCGGTGCTACGTTGTTCACTTGCTAGAAAACATAAATTAGCATATTTTTTACGAAAGGGCAAATTAAAAAATGTCAGATCAAATCGGACTTGAGCGATTTTTACACGAGGGAAGCGAAAGTTATGTTGCTAAACCAGAAAATATAGATACCTACTGGGATAATGACTATGACTTGATGGATCCTAGCGGGTGGGAAGTTAGATATAAACACGAAGCCAATATTGTGTTAGGTATAGTAGAAGATCATGGACCAGTTAATAGCATATTAGACATAGGATCAGGGCCAGGAAGGTTAGGTGACCTTGTGCTAGAAAATAGCTCTATGCTAGGAAAGAGCTCTGAACTGATATATGATAGAGTAGACGGAGACAGTGCTAAAAGAGCTTTTTTACGTAGAAAATATAGGGGTAGGCATTTTTACACACAAAACTTATTTGATTCATTTGATGTATCAGAAATAAAAGATAAATATGATATGATTGTAATGAATGACTTTTTAGAACATATCAGAAATCCGAGTTTAATTTTGCAAAGATGTAGAGAAAACTTATGTAGTGAAAAAGGGTTTGTGTTTGTCTCTATCCCAAACTGGAGAATGGAGCATCACTTCTTTTATCCTGGCTTATTTGATTATGATAACTTTATAAAGTTTATGATATTTGAGGGATTTCATGTGCTTTTTCGGTATCCATCTTGGGGGTCACATGTACCTATTAGAGTTCCTAAACTAGTAAATGTTGAAACTAAATTGACTGACGATTCAGTTTTTGATTGGAACTGGTATGCATTATTTGCAAAAAATAAGGAGTAGTTTATGATTAAAATTTTATGTAGTGCTGATTGGCACATAAATCTTCACAAAAAGAAAGTGCCGTTCGATTGGCAGACGTCTAGATTTCGTGAGATGTTTCGTAAACTACTCGCATTAGAACAACGAGTGGATGTGCATATAATCGCTGGAGACATCTTTGATAAAAAACCAGAACCAGATGAAATCTCTCTATTTTTGAGTTATATCAATTCG